TCTGAAAGACTATCTATGTTCTGTTCTAATTCTACATCTCTATACCATTCATAATATTCCTCCTTATATTCCTCTCATTTACTCTCTAATAAGTATCTAATAAGTTTTTCCATTCAGATTTCTTTCATCTTTTTTAATAAATTAAGTTATAAAAGTCTGATTATTTCTTATGTCTAAGATTCCACTTAAAGAAGAAGTGTAAAGGTAAATCTGATTCTCATCTAAGCTCTGCATCTACATATCTTATACAGTATTCACATCGTAGTTTCTGATTATCTTTCAGATTTCTTCAGCATTTCACGCAATTTTTCCTTTCAGATTTTTCTTTCATCTTTATAAATTTTAATATAAATCTGATTCTAAAGGCAGTTCTTCATCTGAGCATATATCCATAAACTGCCAAGTCTGTATATATACCCCACAGGTTGCCACCCTATGTTTAAGTTAATTTGTCGGCTATTCTAAAGGGTAGCCACCTCTACCCCAAATAGAGTATTTATTTTATTACTTATATTCTATACATTCATAAGGTGGTATGAATCGCAGACTCCATGAGGGAAATTCCTACCCTTCCTACCATCACTGAATAGGACTACTGCTAACAGTTTAACGAGATGCCTAGCTCACAGGAATACTTAGTTCATATTCCCAACGTAATAATAGTAGTATTATCATTATTACTATAATCAGAATTAGTTTTTTCATTATAGTTCTTTAGTCATAGCGTTAAAATAATCTTTCTTAACAAGGAATAATTCTGAACTCTTATTATCTCCTCATAGCACAATCTCTTTATCTACACTTGCTAATCGGATTAATAGTCTAGCTCTATCTACATAGTAGAATTTATCCCCTAACTTATACACAATGTAATCAGCCTTACTTGCATATACTCCACTAGGCTCTCAATTACAAGTAACCTCGAATCAAACATTTCATGTCCTCTCTGATACCATATCATTTTTAATTTCAAATGTCCTCTCTACATCATGTCCTAGTTTCTTGAAGGTGGCTTTTACATCTCGTTCCTTAAACTTTCACTGAGAGAATTCTAACTTACTAACATCTCGTTTCATTAGCCTAGTTGCGAATTCTCTTTCGACTTGTTTTCAGAGTTCTAAGTCTTCCTTAAACATTTTGTTTACCACAATATAAATCTATCTGATACATAATTAGCACATTTCTTTCACTTAATTATCCTTGAAACTCAGTAGAATTTGGTTCAGCTCTTCCACTTAGCAAAGCAATAATCTATTTGATAATATCAATTCCCTTTCCCATCTTTCCAATATTCCTCTGGTATCTTATGATAACCATCGTTCATTTGGCACAGTCCGTAAGCATATCCTGCTCTATCTCGCACCTTTCTATCTGGATTCCATTGACCGTTTTCACATTCAATTAGCTTTACAAAGTCTAATCAACCTATACTGTAAGCATACCTAATTAGCTCTTGCTGGTAGCTATCTTCTGCAAATCATTTATGAGTAATACCTGCTGAATTTAATTCGTGTTTTTCTAATACAATTTGTTCTACTTGAGTACTTGTCAGTTCAACATCTTTACTCTCTTTTATTTCATTTTTGGCAACGGTATTAACTGGTGTTTCTACTTTATTTTCAGTAGGATTTTTGTCTGAGCTTGTCTGCTCTACATTAAACCCTCATAATCTTTCTTAGAAAGTTCTGAAATCTGATTCCTTAGAGAGATAATTTCTTCGTCCCAACTATCACAGTATCATGTCATTCATTTTAGGAATTTAGCACTATCTGCTATTCATAAGTTATCAGCACATTCAGCTTTAAGATTTCTTAGTTCGTCCATCTGAGTAGTAAGTTCTCAAATAGTCTGACTTTTAGTTTCCTCTGCTATTGCTTTTGGAGGAGTAAATAGAATCAATAGTATGAAAGCTATTACTACAATTGCCATAATAACAATAGATATAATTCTGATTTTTTTATCATTTCTTCAGTTATTAACTGATTCATTTAATCCATTAAGTTGTAAGTTTGTGTTTGTCATGTTGTTTTATTAAGAATAAATAGGAGGTTGCAGGTGAAGATATTTTTCTGATTTGGAGTTTAGTTAGTTTGCTACCAACAACCTCTGGCATTTTAAAGTCTTTGGTTGACTAATCACTAATATTGTAGGAACTTAGTCCTCTTATTCGAATGGTAGCTCAACAGTATCTTCATTCTTTCACATAAGATTTCTGTAAGCCTCTCTTAACTGCTGTTCTACTATCTCGTCCACCTCATACTTTCCTTTAATAGTTCTGATAAAGTTATCTTCGTCCATACATTTCTCCATAAACTCTTTGTTAGTAGATGCTTTCTGAAACCATCAGTTAGGATTCTCTTTAGATTCAGATTTCTTTGTAGCTTTTTCTTCCTTTCAATGTGTATTAGTAGCGTCTGCGTCTTTCACATCGTCAATACAGAATAATCCATTCAACGCATACTTTCTAGCATAAGAACTTGTAGCTCATGTAATCTGTGAATCGTCCATTCATTTCTTAGATTCTGATTCTCTAGCATAAGCTGAATTCTGTTCTATAATTTCTCACGTTTCTGCGTCTTTAAGAGTAGCTGTTGCCTTTACATAGATTCTACCACCAACCTCTACCATCTCGTCTGAAACAGTAAGAGTAGTCTGTGTATCGTATAGTAAAGGTTTAACTGCCTCTAATATATCTTCACAACTACGATAGTTGTAGTTTCCAAAAGCATTGCGTTGGTTTTTGGGTGCTTTTAGACTTGCTTGAATAAGCATTAATTTGTTAGTTTTCATTGTTAGTTTGCTTTATAAGATAAATGTTATTTAGATAGGTTGTCTATCATTTTCTGAAACTGATTTTTAATTCGTTCAGATTTTGCTTTTTGCATTTTAAGTCTAAGTTCTATTAATCTATTCTGTTTGGCTACCTCATGTAGCAATAGAACTTTCCTATAAGTATCTACATTCATTTTCTTAATTCTTCATAAGAAGGTAAATAATCTATATCTGCGTCCACAGATAATAAATGTTCATATAAGGCTGTTCGTGCCTCTCATTCGTCATAGTATAAAGAGTCAGATTCGTCTACTATGTTATGTATAGCATATCTATATCATTCAGAATCATTCCCTACTATGTAATTTCACTTTTGTGCCTCACGTTGCCAATCGACATCGTAAGCGTCTTGATAGTGTCAGTAATGTTGTCTAGCCATTTTTCTTTTTGTAAAAGGTTAAAATGTTATACTCTATTCAATCTTCGTCGTCTGGTGTCAGTTCCCATAATTTCCAACCACACTCTTGCATGAACTGTAATGCAGGTAGTAGTTTTCAAGTTCTAACCACCATTAGATTAGAAAGGCTTGTTAGTATTTCCAAGTCCTCAAGTGGCTCAAAGTCAGTCTTTAACATATTTTCATCAGTAATAATAAACATCAACTTCTTTATTCACTACATACTTATCCTTCATTAACTTATAGTTTCTGTATTCTTCGTCCCCATCGTCCATCTTAGTAATCACTATGAACACGTTAGATAAGTCCATAATCTTTTGACTACCTTCCCACGTTCAACTACGATTAGTGTGGTGTAGCATAACAATTGCTACGTTTAATCTCTGTGCTAGTTCTTGTAATTCCTCCATACATTTATTCTGATTATTCCTTGCGTCTTTCTCTAGGTTTCAGTGTATCCTACTGAATGTATCCACAACGAATAACTTGTATCATTCGACAGCTCATATCTCTATCACTTGTTCTAATTTCTGTAAACTGATTCAGTTCGGACTATTGTAATACTTGAATTTGTTTAACTTATCTTCTATGTAATCTTTCATATCTTGTTTATCTCTATCAGTAAGAGTAGATTCTACTGATAAGTCCCTCTTAGTTTTTCAATGAAACCATAACCATCTTGATTGCCACATTGTTTCAATAGGAAACTCCAGATTTATATAGTATCATTTGACTCATTTCTTAGCATTGCGTTCTATCATGTCTAATGCGAATGTTGTTTTTCAACTGTTCGATTCAGCAATGATAGTTGCTAATTCTCAAGTTAGGATACATTCGAATTCGTCGAATGCCTCACTTGGATAGTCAATTGCTATCCTTTCTTTTAGTTCAAACATTTTGTTTTTAGTTAGTTAGGTAAAGTTTAATTGAATACTGTTAGCTTGTTTTAACATTCATTTAACCTTTTCTTCTCCGAACTGTTGTTTTAAATCATTCCATAATGTTTTAGCATAAGTAGATTGTCAGAATTTTTCGTCAGATTTCTTTTTATCTCTGTAAGATTTAATAATAGCATACAGTTCTTCATTAATCTGTTGTTCGTCTAATGGTTGAAACTCTTTAATCCACGTTTCAAATTTCTTAACGAACTTGAAATCTTGTTTTAATCTACATTCACAATTGTATAACACCATTCACGTTCTGATTTCTTCTAATGTAATTCATTGTTTAATCTTAGTGTCTAATAGTTTATTACATACTGTTTCATTTATTCACTTATTCTTTCAGTAGTAGTTTTTGTATAAGTCTGAAAAATCTATTATATTATTCTCTATTATCTTATTCTCTATTCCTTTACATTTTTGTAAAGTCGGACTATACATTTTTGTAAAGTCGGAGTTTACATTTTTTAGATTACCCCTTCTTATAAACCTTATCTTACCTCAATTTGATTTTATCTTGTAGGATATATCTATTAATCAGTTCTCCTTTAGCTTTTTAACTGCTATTGATATAGTCTTATCAGATACTCATAACATTTCTCATAACTGCTCATTCGAACAATAAAATCTTTCGTTTGTGCTTAGAAAGAAATTAATAAATCAGAATATAATACTTTCTAAATATGAGTATCAATCTCTTATCATTTGTGGATACACTGGTATGAATTGTGGATTGAGAATTAGACTAGCATTCAGCTTATTAATTCTGTTTTCTTCCATTTCTTCTTCACTATAAGTGAATAGCATATTCTCCACAGAGTATCACGCTCATTCGGTAGTGATAGAACCTCAAGTAGTTTCCATTACATTTTGTTTTATTAAGAAATAAAAGTAGAGTTTTCAAGCACACACTTGCTAACTCTACTTTCATTATCCACTTATCATGTGGTCGCTTTCGCTTTTGAAAAAGAGTTTAATTAAGTGTGTTGCTTTGGGCGTTCGACTTTCCCATTACAACACAACTAATTAAACCCTTTCTTTTTAATTGCGTGTTGTCGAACCTTTTTATCATTCAAAGGCACGACTCCACAATTCTCTATGTCAGTAAAGAAAAAGTCGATTATCTTTTTGATAACCGACCTTTCAAGTTATATAACTTGGGAGGGGTGGGATTCGAACCCACGACCTTATAGGTTCGTATCGTTCGTTCCTACCGTTTGGCTATCAATAGATAGTGCCTTTAAAGATGGTGATATTATAATGATTTTTTGAAAAAATCAATAGATAGTTTATCAGTTCTTAACTATCATTTCTAAAAGTCTGATTTTTACCTATGATTTTTAATCAAAAATTTCATTAACTTTTTTTTGTAGATTTGATTTTAATACATGGACGTATCATTCTGTTGTTTGTATATCTTTATGTCAGAGTAATTCTTGTATCTCTCTTATATTAAGTCAGCTTTCTATTAATCTTGTAGCGTATGAATGTCTTAAACTATGAACTGTTATTCTTTTTCAAATATTTAATAAATCTGAATACTTTTTTATTCTCTCACATACTGTGTTTTTCTTTATAGGATTTCAGAAATCGTATCAGCTATTATGAGAAATAAAAACATAATCTGAATAGTTTTCTTTTTTTCATGTTCGTGGTATAGGTTTTTCTCTTTCTTCTAGGTATTTCTCTAAAAGTTTTTCAGTAGATTCTGTAAAGAATACTCGTCTAGCTTTGTTTCACTTTCAGATTATTCTTTTTTCTTTTTCTTGTATATCTTTTACTTTCAAGTTTAACATCTCACTTAATCTTAATCAGCTAGTATAACCTATATTCACAAGTAATTGACTCCTTAATCAGTTTATCTTATACTGTTCATAATCTCAAATAAAATCAAAGAAGGTTTTAAATTCAGTATCAGTTAAGCATTCAATGTAATCAGATTTTATTTTTTTTGTTTCTATTTTTCTATAATCTATTCAAGTATCGTAGTAATAGTTCAGATATTTTAGAAAAGATTTTATCGCAGTAATTTTTCATTGAATTGTTTGTGGTGAAAGTGTAGGTCTAACCGTATAGTAAATTGAATTACGTGGTGTTTTAATCTTTGATAGATATGTTTTTCGTTCTTCAATTCCTATCATTGTTAAATCTCAGCTTTCAATTGTTTTACCTTTGTTTTTTAATCTTCGATAATTAATAAACAGTTTTAAATCTGTTTCATAATTTTGGATAGTGTTAATACTGAATTGTTTATTCAGCATTCGTTCTTTTCGTTTGAAAAGTAGTTCATTTGTAATTTCCATTTTTCAGTTGGTTATAATATAAATATTATATTATACACAAATACCAATGAAAAATAAAAAAATACCTAGCATGAATAACTAGGTATTGTCTAACCATTTTTATTCTTTTTCCTAATCTATACTAAGAGTTTTCTTAGTCCTTTTATTAAATATAAATTTTATCTCATCTAATCTGATATATCTTATCATGTATGGTTTTTTAGATTCTCATCTTTTAAATCTATATAAACTCTCTCAAGTATCTACTCTGACTGGTATATATCTTCATGAGTTTTTGATAGTTCTAGTATCTATTCAATCCATATAAGATAGTTGTCTCAAGCTATAAGTTTTTATCATCAGCTTTGAAGTGTTATCTCTATGGTCTCTTAGCTCTTCTCTATCTGTACTAGGTAGTGTTTTTATCACTGGCATTTGTATCTTTTTTTATAAATAAAATCATTTGCTTTTTAATTAAATAAAATTATAAGTCAATTGCAATCATGGTTGCTTGTAGTTTTTCATGGTTAGTGAAAAACGTGGTTAGTGAAGAAGCCGGCTCTAGTAGTCGGCTTTTTCTAATTCTTTTTCTATCTGTTCATCTACTCGTGCTTCGTATCGTTCATCTGAATAATCTACTTTTCAAGTTTCATATAAATATTCTCATCGTTCTAAGCAATCAAAATCGTAATTAAATGGTCGTTGTTCTTTGTTAAATAAGTCTATATCTATCATGGTTATATTTAGTTAGTAAATAAATTAATCTTCAGTTACTACTTCAGATAGTCTCATCACTGTGCTATCTATATCAGCATAGTTAGTATCTCTATTAACTATGTATCCATAATCTTCTCGTTCTTCTACTTTTTTTAAGAAGAAGTTTGTAGCATTTTCAAATTTATTAAAAAATCGAATATCATGCTCTCACTCTTCATTATCCATAGTTATTTTCCACATGGTTATTTTTGGTTAGTTAAGTAAATATTCTATAAACTCTGAAGCTTCAGTTCAGAACTCCTTTTTCACGTAATCTTTTATGCTTCAGTCAGTCTCATCATTGTATCCATATCAAACTAAGAAGCTCTCAAAAGCAAATATATCAAAAGCAAGCTCTCAAGTAGGATATATCTCACAGTAGTTTATAAGGTTAAGGGATTTTCAGAAGTATTTTCTGAAGCTCTCTCACAATTGCATAAATTCAGATTTTTTCATGGTTAGTTATTAATTATAGGATAAATCAGTATGCTTCATTTTTTCATGAAGGGAAGGTGGTTACTTCATCTTTTGTTTTAATGTATCGAGTGAAGTTTTTTTGATAGATACCACCTAGTCAAAATAGGTTCAGAATTCAGTTCAAGCGTTCTTTTGTTACGTTTGTTTCATATCCACAGTTACTTATAAACAATTGTTTTTTGTTATCTTTTTCCCGATTGTAAAGTTCAGCAATTTTGTTTCAGTGTAAGTAGTATCTAGTTAAGATACATGTATCATCTTCTTTTGTAGTTACTTCAGAATTGGATAGTCTGAAGTTTTTTTGGTTTTTAAAAGCTTCACAGCTTTTGCTAGTAATATGTCTCATGGTTAGTAATTGGTTAGTGAATTAAATAGTGTAACAGTTGTATCAAAATCAGTATTTTTCAATGTTTTTGATAGCTTTTTCTATAATCTCATCATCATCTTCTTGAGTATATCACAAGTTCATGCTTTTTTCGAATAGATAGCTTGCAATAGCGTCAATTTCACTTCTATTGAAGTACTTATCAAGTCACTCTACAAATTCAGTATAATCACAAGCTAGAAGATACCTTTTGAAGTAGTATCTCATGGTTTTTTCTTTTTTTGACATGGTTAGTAGTGGTTAGTGAAAATAAAATTAATAATTTGCTATAACTACTCAGTTACTCATCTCAGTTACATCGAAATCACAGTCTCTATGGAAGCTATCGTAGTCAAAATAACGCTCTATGAAGTCGTTTCATCAGAATTCTAGCGTTTCATCACAGCTATCATGATATGCTTCAATATCACCATAGATAGTGTACTTATCATCTTCAATGTCCTGGATTGCATTTTCAAGTTCATCAAACGTGTAGATATACGCTTTTTTGTTTTTGTTATACTGTCAATATGCATACTCCATAACAGCGTATACATAATCTTCATCATTGTAAGAACTCAGATTTTCTTCAATGATTTTTCTAGCTTTTTGAGTAGCTAGTAACTCATCTAAAGTGTAGTTTTTCATGGTTAGTATGAAAAAAGAATAAAAAATGGTTAGACTTTTTAAAAGTCTATTTTTGCTAGTTATGAATTGGTGTTGTGGTGTGGTTAGTTATTAATGTAGAACTTGCATAATTCTACAAGGCTTCAGAATTGGTATTGAAAAACTTCAAGTTCATCTTCTGAATTAATGTTTTTGCAACATGTTTTTGCTCGTTTCACTTGAGATTGTAAAGCTTCTGAAAAATCTCAATTCAGGATTCTATCAAAAATAGAAGTAGTAGTTTTTATGTAGTTTTTCATGGTTAGGTTGGTTATGAATAAAAATTAATAAGTTACTTATAATGTAGAACCTAAGAAAATTATATTCACAACTAGCAAAAATTGACTTTTAAAATCCTACTGAGTTCACCTGGTGGTTCATGGTTCAAACTTCACAGCTTGCAACCTTTACAAGTACTGACTTCACCAGTCTCGGACTCACATATATTGTAAAGAACAACACGAATTCTAGCAATAGAATTCAGATTTTTTCTTAACTTGTTTACTATACTGTTAGTATATCATGCAATCCTTAACAGTACTAAGTACTGACTACATAACATATAAACAAGTCGACTATATACTATAACGCTTGGATAAACTTATAGCTAGCTACTGAGTAGCTCTATATAGTACTAAGTACTAGAAGCAGTCAGTAACAAGTCACTATATTAATTATAGTATAGTAACTAGAAGCTATTAATAGCAACGGCTTCTTTTTGTTACGTTATTAATATAATCATTTTAAAAAAAAATGCAAGTTTTTTTGTATTTTTTTTTGTAAGAAAAAAACAATAGTTCAGAACTTGTATAATTCAGAAGCAAAAACTCAGAATTTTAAAAAAAGCAAAAAATCCGAAGCAAAATCTGAAGCAAAATCTAACATGATATACAAAAAACTACATAATTGTAACACTATAAAAAAATAACTATACTATAGTAGTTTATAGTCAGACTTTTTTTATAACTTTACACTATAGCGTTACACTATAACAACATATATACTATATACATGTTACTATATACATGTTACAATTCAAAATTAATAGCAATGTACTTTATGTTATATTTTAGATAGTTATAAACAAAAAGAAGCAAAAAATATCAAAAAGCTATAACTCTTCACTATTGCTTCTTTACGCTTCAGATTTTAAAAACTACAACGGTTAGAACTGGTGAAACTCTTCAAAAAATATGCAATTCCGATTTTCAATTCTATCATGCAATGCAATGGATAGAAGCACCACGCAAGCGTAAACATGCAACAGCAAGCCAAAGATAGAACCCCCACCCCCCAAAATCAGCATCACAGAAAATTATTACTACTTATCCTTCGCTATTTTTTTGGAAAAGTTAGTTGCAAAAAAGACAACTTTGCACTTGCAAATTATATTTTTTTGGGTATATTAAGTTGTTGTTTTTACAACTTTTAGCTTATTAATTAGGGAATTATGGTATGGTTTTTACAGAAGAGGGAGATATTGGAGTATTGTGGCAAGGATTGAAAGGCTGTGAGACGGCTAGACAATCAGATAAGGGATGGATTAATTATACATGATGCAGATAGGGGGTATATAAAAGTATGAGAGTATTGGCAGGAGGCTTATGATGAAGCTAAGAGAAGATTTAATGAGAAGCTAGAGAAAATAGAAAAAGAAAAATCTGAATTAGAAAAGAGGTTAGATGGGGTGGATATAGATAAGATAGATGAATATAAGGCGAATTCAGAATATTATCAGAGATTATGGAGAGAGGAAAGGGAGGAGAAGGATAAGAGGATTAGGAAAGCGTTTACTTGGATAAAGCAGAATGTGAAGTGAGCTAATTGGGATGAGTTTCATGAGTGGGTTATGAGTGATGAAGAATAGTTTTTTATTATTTAATTATATTAAAAATGCCTATAGAAGAAGTAATAAAGGAATTAAAAAGGCTGACTGTAGCTTTAGAGGAGATAGCTAAGGAAGAGCCAGATGTAGAAATTGATTTTGATGTTGCAGGTGAATATTGAATCAAATGATTTGGAGAAGTAGAGAGGAAGAATTATTCAGTGAAAGAGCCTGCTGATTATAAGGATATGCCTCACTATTATGAGATAAAATGTGAATCATATTGTTAAATTATAAACTAACTTATAATTTTCTCTTGAAATTGAAAAAAATAACTATAAGTCTGAATTGTCAGTAAAGAAACTCTGTAGATAGAGTCACAAATTCTCTGTGATTTTATTACAGAGTTTTTTTCTTATGAAGGACAAATACAGTATTACTAAGAAATGGGAATACAAGATAGAAGAAATGAAAAAGAAGACTGAACTTAAATATTCTATTTTACTTAAAAAGAGAAAAGAGAAGGTTGAAGCTAATTGGGAATATGAGATTAGTAAGTTAGAAAGGAAAAAGAATTCTGAAATAAAGAAGAAGGAGGAACAGTACAACAGGAAAATGAATAATGAGATTAGGGTATTAGAATGAAAGCCTAAGAGGGAATATAAATCTGATGCACCTAAGATTAAACCATTACAGTTCGCTATGGATATAGCACAGGAGAATGCGAAGTTAAGGGATACTGATGCTGATGGTAACTGACCTTGTATATCACATGCTACACATAAAACATTCTCATGGTGAGAGTTAGCATGAGGACATAGGTTCTCTAGGAGATTCCAGACATTATGTTTAGAGCCAGAGAATATCAATGCACAGTGTCACGAATGTAATTGGACTACATGACCTAAAGGAGATACAGTGGCTAAAGAGAGAGTTAATCATCAGTATGATGTGAACTTAGATAAAAAATTCTGAGAGTGAACAGCTGAAAGGTTAAGTAACTTAGTAGTAGATTATTTTCATGGTAAGTGAAAGAAATACGACTTAAAGATGGAGATACCAAAGCTCATAGATGAGAATGAGAAGTTATGGGCTACTAAGAATTTTTATGCACCAAAGAAGAAGTGGAGGGTTATACGGAATAAATGCAAGAACCGTTTATAGTTCTTTATTTTTCTAATAATAAAAAATGCAAAGATTCGTCTTTCCTAGAGATTACCTAAAGATTAGAGGTAACATGAAACAATGTTGGGAGGTTCATAAGAAAATTATGAAGAGAACAGGACGTCCCTATGTAGATTACAACTCATTTTATTCAAGGCTAAACAGAAGCCATTGGGACTTGTACAAGGCAATCCATTGTCCATTAGACTATTCTAAATTGGAATGGTATGAGGCATTGAAGGTATGGTGCAGAACACAGCGATTCAGATTTATATATTTATTTAAGAGAAATGATAGAGGGTGAAGAAGTGAAAGATACTAACATACTAGCTAAAGTTAAGACTGTAGATGAGATGTTACCTAAACCAGTAGATAAGCCAAGCACAAAAATCTGAGAGAGAGAATATAGGATTATAGAGGAGTGTTTACAGTTAGACTGAACAATAGAGCAAGGATGTATGTTAGCAGGAATAAGTGTTCCATCCTATTATAAGCATAGAGAGAAGAATCCAGATTTCGCTAGGAGGATGGACATAGCTAAACAGTTTCCAAAGATGGTAGCAAGAGCTGCTATACAAAAGAGGATAAGACAATGAGATGCTAAGACAGCATTAGAGTATTTGAAGTTAAGAGATAAGTTCTACAAACCAGAGGTAGTAGAAGAGGGAGAAGAAACTAACGCACCAGTAGTGCAATTTATATCAGTGGCTAGTAATGAATGAAATACAACAAACCCTGACATTCAGAATGATACAAAGCCAAACTCTGTCTCTGAATGATATGCGAGTTCCTCAGAGCCAAAGACTCCACGAGAGAATGAGGAACAAGTATTAAGGAATTTGGACTCCTTGAGTTTCAGCAACGAATAGGGAGTAAGATACCAACAGAGGAAGACGAAGAAATGTTTAGAGAACCTTTTTCAACCAACGTAAACACTATAAACTCTAGGAATAAAAAACTGAAGAAACTAATGAGTAAGGAGGACTATGAAGAACATCTAAGACAGATGAGGGAGTATGCGAAGAAAAATAACCAAAAAAAATTTTAGATTAACACCATTCTGTATTATAATGGCAAATGTAGAGATAAAACTGACAGAGAATCAACAGAAAGCATTTGAGGTGCTAATGGATGATTATCATACAGCCATCTGATATGGTGGTTGAGCGTGATGAGGTAAGACATACTTAGGAATCATTTGGTTACGACGTATGTGTAATCAATATCCGTGAGTCAGATATGCTCTAGTACGTGATACTATTAAGAATATCAAGCAGACTTCTGTTATTTCCTTAGAGAAATTCTACAGGGACTACAACATACCAGAAGAGATGAGGGGTAAACTTAATAACGTATCAAATGTAATAACCTTTCCTAATGGTAGTCAGATACTATTAAGGGAGTGATGTTATTTACCACAAGACCCATTGTATAACAGATTCTGAAGTCTGGAACTTACATGAGCGTTTGTAGAGGAATCTGCAGAATGTCCATTAGAGTGAATAGAAATCTTACAGACCAGAGTTTGAAGGTTCAAGAATGGGGAATACAACATTAGAGGTAAGGTATTAGAAACATTTAACCCTAATCCATGACATGTTTACGAGCGTTATTACAAAGGTAAGCATAAAGATGGAGATAGAGCTGTATTCATACCATCATTAGTCTATTCCAACAACTTCATCGATAAATGATATATCGAGAATTTGGAGAGAGCAAGTGAAAGGACTAAACAGAGATTGCTATATGGTAAATGGGACTTTGACGATAACAACTGGTTATTATTCAAGCAATGAGACTTAGATAATCTAAAGACTAACGAATCTCATTGAGACCAATACTTCTTAATCTGCGATGTAGCAAGGTTTGGAAAGGACACAACGAGAATTTCTTTATGGAGAGGGAATACTTGGGTTAGAGTCTGGACTTATGCTAAGAGCAGTGTAGAAGACGTAAAGACATCTATTAGATTAATCCAGAACCAATACGAGATAGAGGCAAGGAACATAATAATAGATGCTGACTGAGTAGGATGAGGAGTAGTAGACTGAATTCCCTACTCTACTGGGTTTGTGAATAACAGTAAGCCTATAGAGACAGGGTGAAAGCAGAACTATGCTAATCTCAAAAGCCAATGTGCATTCCTACTACAAGAGAAGGTACAGAAATGAGAAGTAGCTATTAAATGGGAACATTTAGATGCTGATAGGGACTGGGAAATCTTAACACAGGAAATGATGAACGTGTATATAGATGAGAAGAGCATCGATGGTAAAACAAGGATAGAGACTAAGGACAAAATGAAAGCAAGAATCTGAAGGAGTCCAGACTTATTAGATACAATGATAATGAGAATGTATCCATATTTAAGATACTTTGATGACGACATAAGTAGTTATTTAACTTCAATAGCTAGGTAATGATTAAATTAACAGATGAGTTAAGACAGAAAATAATGTGAGAGTATAGGCACGGTTATGAAGCTAACCGTTCTAAGAACTCTCATTTTATGTCTCAGAAAGATATATATTCAACTAAAAGGAACGATGAGTTATTAAGAAGTCAGATTTTCTGGTCTGTTTCAAGGACTATGCAAGCTACATGTATAATCAACGAACCAGACGTTAGTTGGGAAGACGAAAACGTATTATTCCAAATGGAAGCCAGAAACTTTACAGACATGTATAAGACTGACTACCAGAACGAGAATTGGTGATTTGATAGATACATGTGACTTGAAGATGTGGCTAAATATTGAAAAGCTGTCTTTCTTTTTACTTGATATGACTCTAAGAAGAACGTACCAACTGTTCAGAGGATAGACCCAAGATTTGTTTATCCATATAACGATGGTTCATTGTTAGTTAAGGACTACCCTTTCTTCTGATTTGATAGAGTTATAACTAGAGAACAATTAGATAAATTACCAGTCGCAGCCAACGAGGACTTTAAGGAAATGATAGTTCACAACTATGATGTTTATCTTAACGGATTAGAAACTGAGGACGCATTCCTAAGAAGTATCTCTACTTGCTATAATGCGACAACATGACATTATACAATCCACTATCACTACACATATATTTATGATGAGGAGACAAAAGAGAATAAGTTATATCTTGTACTTATGCTCTGCGACCAAATCCTAGATATATATGACGTACCAGAGACAGATAACGTAATACCAGTTGCTGTTTATGGTTTCGCTTATGACGCAGCTGATTGGTGGTGAGTATCACTAGTAGATATTATAGAAGACTGACATAGAACAGAGCAATTACTCTTGAACCTATATAAGATTAAGGTTACTAGAGAGGCTATGTGAGGAAATATCTTCATAGACGAACAGGTATTCATGAATAATATTAATACTTTGAAAAATCAGAGTATTAAGAACAGATGGTTTCCTGTTAAAATGAGAGATATTACAAAACCTATCAGTTCTATGGTTTATGAATTACCACAGAGTCAAATAAGTTCAGACTTATATAACTCTCTAGGTATGATTAAGAACAAAGCATTAGCAGAATCATTTACTAATGCTACAGCACAGTGATTAGGATTAAGTTCTAACTCAGACCCTAACACAGCAACAGCCAGTAAGATACAGAAAATCAATGCTAATATGATTACATCATTACAGAATCAGATTTTATCTTACTGAACTAAGGACTTTGCAGAACTATATAGAGACTTCATGTTATACCATTGGAGAAACTCTAGTAAGAAAGTAATCCGTAGAGTAAATAACTGATTAAGCTGAACATATAAGAAAGTTAGCAAGAAAGATATTAAGTGAGATTTCTCAATCATGATAGTAGACCCTATTATGAAGGACATAATCTATCAAGAGAAAAAGAATGCGTATATGGGACAATACAACATGTTAGTATCAGACCCAAGAACACCACCATTCTTACTAAATAATATCCGTAGAGCTATCGCATACTACGATGGATTAGACGAAAGTGAGATAGATTCAGTAACAGAGATGACTCCAGAAGATTACCAATGTAAGATGGACGTATTGTTACTAAATCAGAATGTAAATATCTTTATTCCTCAGAATGCCAATATCCAAATGAGATTATGGTACTATAACAGAGCTGAGGACACAGACGCTAAGTTCAGAGCTATACAAGCATTACAGTACATGGTACAGCAATGACTATGAACAACTGAAATGAATACAGCTGAACAGCCAAAAGTGACAGACTTTAAGTCTGCTTGAGAGAATAACGACCCATTAAACATAAACTATGACACAGTAAACAACGTAGATTCATGAACATGAATGTCTGAGGGAAGCAGAGCTAACCGAAGTCAATCTAAATCATTGAATGTAAGTTGAATGCAGTCAATAGATGCAAGTAATGGTATCGGATAATTTATATCTTAATTAAATTCAATGCCTGCAAAGAAAAAAATCTCTTTCAAGAAAAAAGAGAAAGTAGAAGCACCTATAATGGAAGAAGAAAACATAGGTAGTACCGTTGTAGAAGAAGAAATAAAGGTTGAAGAAATCATTGAGCCTAAGAAGTCTTCAGAAGAAGTAATCGGAACTATCTGAGACGCAAAAGTATCTAAACCAAAAGGAAGAATTAAATTTGAAGCACAAGTAGCGCCATATCCTATGTTCAAGCTACCTGCAGATATTAGACAGTATCTAATAAATCACTGACTAACTACAGATGTATACAAGAAAGACAAGGAATGGTTGGAGAAACATAATGTAGATATGAAAATGGTAGAGAAATTAAAACAGTTTTTAACTGAAGTATTGTAAAATGTGGCAAGTACTTAGAGACATAAACGACTTAATCAAGGAAGAACCCTATAGAGAGAAAATCAAAATAGAGGATATAGATAGGATTAAGAGGAAGAGGTACAAGAAGGAAGTGTATAGGAAAATGATACATAACTATCTGAGAAAGTACCATAAGTGAATAGATATGCTCTCTAAGGAAGACATTGCAATTATGACTGAATGAATGGACACAATAGATAGGACGCTATTCTTAGACCAAGTGAAATATTCATTAGAGACTACGTATGGTAAGCCTATCAAGTGGATAATTCAGAATAATAAATCCATTTTATTTAATAAGTAAACTAACTAATGGCTTTAGAAGAAGAAATGATGAAAGCAGAGCTTGAATCTGCTAAGGAAGAGGTGGAGAAGAAGAACTTTGACGACCTCACAGATGAAGAAATCGAATCAGTTAAGGAATTAGCTGAGAGTGCATGATGGGAAATCATTAAGAAATGTCTCAAAAAGAGAGAAGAGAAACAGAAAGATGACATCATGGTACTTGCTAAGGACAATTGCTTTAGTCCTAAACCAGACTGATACACTTACTATGAGATTATTGGTGCATTCTTACAAGGAATGGGAGAAGTAGAAAGACTTATTAAAGTTATTACTGCAGACCCAGAAGAAATTAAGAAAGCACAAGAAGCTATACAGAAAGCTGAAGCAATAATGCGTGGTGAGAAAGTTGAATGAGTAGAATAATCTCTCAAATATTCTATGTCCGAAGTTGCAAGACACTAAACTAATCAATTGTAGTCAAGTTGAAGACTTTAAATCAATTCGGAGTTGTAGAATGCTCTGACTTTACATTCTATTTATTATCAGATGACTGATATGGAAAACCTTGATAACACTGAAGGTGAGAAAAAATCATGATATGCTGCTTTGAGAGAGAAGCATAATCAAGAGATGGCTGACCTACAGGCTAAATTAGATGCAGAAATCGCATGAAGAGCTGCAGATAAGAAACTTTACTTTGGAAACATGATGAAGAGTAGAGGTTATGAATGAGATTTCGATACATTCGCAGACAAATACTCATCATTAAGTATCGACGATTTGGCTTCATTATATGAATGACAAAACTGAAGAGCAACAGTTCAAACTGCACCTCAGACTGAGACTCAGACTTCTAATGAATGACCTAAAAGTGTTATCGCATGAGCTAACCCAACAACTGAGATGGGTGGTAAGAAGATAAATGAGATGAGTTCAGAAGAATTAATCAAATTTGCGAAAACACAATCTTGGTACAAATAATGTTGGATTAGCTAAATACTTTTAGCTTATTAAACATTTATTTATTATGCCTTTCGACAGATTTAACGTAGCAACAGACAGTGCTGCTAACATTATGAAAACTGGAAACATTGATGACGTATCAAACGTAAATGATTTCCTTACTTATTTACTTCAAAAATCATTCCTTGAAAACGGAGAACCATCTACTGTTTTCATGAGATTCGGTACTAAAGCATCTCATCAAGGATACAAGAGCATTACTTGGCCTAGACTATGAGTAATGAAAACTACTCTTGCACAAGCTGCTTTGACTGAAGGAGTTACTCCAGATGGACACACTAATGTAGTTAAAACTGTAACTGCAGTACCTGTACAATTAGGAGACTACTCAATCATTTCAGATGTATTAGATGTAGAAACTTTGTTACCTATCATTGCTGCTCAAGGAAGAGAATTAGCAAACAATGCAGGAAGACTTATCGATGAATTCATCCAAGACACTTTGGCTAATAGTTCTATCGGAGTTATCTATGCAGGTTCTGCTACAGCTAGAGCTGACTTGACTGCTGCTGATACTATGAACTTAGACTTGATTCTTAAAGCATGTACTTTCCTTGCTTCACAAGGACAGACTGGAGAAAGATTCAAGATTATTATGCACCCTAACGTATTCTTAGACTATGCTAAATCATCTTCTACTAATACTTGGTTGAATAAACTAATCTACGAAGATTTCAAAGGAATCAAAGATGGATTCGTAACTGCAGGTGTAAATTACGACATTTACATTTCAGCTAACGTAAAACCTTTCTTAGTAGATGCTGACACTGACTTCAACGTATACCCAACTTACTGTTTCAGAGATGGTGCTTACGGAGTAGGTACTCTTCAAAATCTTCAGACTTTCTACAAACCATTTGGTGCTGCAGGAACAGAAGACCCATTGAATCAAAGAGCTACAGTAGGATGGAAATGTATGTATGGATGTGCTGTTCTTAATGACTTGTTCATCGTAAGAGTTGAATCAAGAGCAGGAACTGACTACCAGTGGCAAGAAGACTTAAACTAATCTAGTTAGTTTGCTTATATATATGGGGTTGGTGGTGTTCGCACCAAACGGATTTAATCTGTGGCTAACCCCATAGAATAAACAGACTTATTTATCTCTTAAAAAGCAGTAGATGGCAACTATATCAAATATGTATAGTAATTGGTGTTTAGAAGAATTAAGGTGAGATACACAGGTTAATCAGCAAGTATGGTTAGCGTGGTTCAAGAAAGGAATGCTAATCTTTCAGAAAATGATAATGGAGTATGTATCTGGACAGCAGAATACTTCATCAGTTATTCAAGATATAACTAAAGACCAAGCTACATATTCATTACCATTATGAGAGAGTTGAAAACCAGATTTCTATAGTATTATTCAACTAAGAGTAGCCTATGCTACAGATAAGAACTGAAATCCATTATATAGAGTATGTAAACCAATAAATCTGAGTGATTATAACATTAGACCTACTAACAATACTTATGATGAGAATGATAAGTTGGTAGCACAATGATGAAGACAAAGAGGAGAACCTATGGTATGGTGAAGAATATCAAGGAGAAATCCAAGATATACTTTTGTAGATAAAGACACAATCAAGATATATCCTACACCTACAGAGGATGTAGAGAACTGAATATTCCTAAACTATAACTATATAGAGAATGTAGATGGCATTTCTATGAGTACTAACCTAAATACTCTGAATTTACCACGATACTTTTTCGATGCTATAGAGGACTATATTACATTCAGACTTTATCAAGCTGAGAATCCAGAACAAGCACAATGGTATTACCAACAATTTGAATCTACATTACATGATAACATATACTGACTAAACAAGGATAAGAGACCAGTCGATGAATGATTTGCAGATTTAAGATACTTTTATCATTACTAATAAACTAGATGGCAGTAGGAGAAAAAAGAAGCACATGAGTAATTAGTCAAGTAAGTTGGACTGACTGAACAGCACAAGATGTTTACTACTGACAGGAACATAGTTTTCAATACGCAGCTAATATAAACTGTGATGATGAGATGCACTGAATAAAGCTAAGTCAGAAAGCTGAATTTGCTAGCTGAGTAAATCCTAATAGTCAATTAGTCAGCTGTGGTGAGCATGGTGTAATAGCATTAAGGACTGACACATATACTAATCCACGTATATTTAACGCTAGCACATTCTCTAATGGAGGTTCTTCAATTTGAGAAAGTTCATATAAAAGTGATAGAATCTGAGTATGCCCATGAGTAGTATTTCAAGATTATTTCTGGTATTGAATAAGCTCTACTGAAGGTAGCTGATTATGTAGAGTAAATAACACATGAGCAGGAAGTGCAGAGAAGGTAGTTCCATACGACCATCCAGAAGCTACAGATGAATCTATCTCAGATGAATCTACAGCTGAATGAAATATGCTATGACAGATTACAGCTATCCTAAACTATAACAACACTAGGCTTGTAGTAGCTTGTAGTGCATGAGCTAATCAACCTACTTCTATCTGGGTATATTATCCAGAATTAGACCAGTGAGCTTCATCTACTACATGATTAATTTGAAGAACAGGATGGAAGAAAGTTCTTCAATATGAAGCGTGAGTAGTTGTAGTAGCCTTAACTTGTACATTCGAATACTTAAAGGTATGGGCTGTAGATGAATGATGGAATACAAAGGTTTATTACTATCAAGGTAATAACAACCTAAGAAGTACATTCGTATACAATGTAGTAGACTTAACAGGGGTTAGAGTAACCAGAGTTTATTCTATTAACTGAATAGATTATTACGTATCAAGTCAAGACTGAACAGATGGATTCGTTAATCTATATAAGATGGTAGGAAATACACCTGTAGCATTATTCCATCAGAGATGAGGATTAGACCCATTAGATGTAAACTATAAAGCACCATATTTTGTATGACCTTGTAGTATTGAAGCGTGATATACAGACTGAACATTCTATATAGCAGATACTTATGGATTATTCAGATTTAGATATACTCCACAAGGTTACGATAAAGGTTATATGAAATGGAAGTTTAACACTAATCAAGAACAGCCTTATTGAGTATGTTTCAATCAATGATACCTATATGTTAGCACTAATAGATGATGCTATAAAATGAGAGCTTATGATACGTGAGTAGATGGATTCCAAGATATGTGAGTACTAATCTCTCGTGAATATGAAGGAAAGGAGTGAGGAACTCTGACTAAAATGTTGGATGAAATCAGACTTAATTATGAACTTAACCCTGCTAATTCAGTATGAAGCAACACATGAACTATAGATATATATGTAAGTCCTAACAACTTATGGACTGATACACATTCATTTAATGAATCAGACTGATGGTATCATGTAATGCACATAGATAGTACTAATAAGAAAACAAGGACAGAGAAATCAAATCTGTTTAACGATATGGGTAGTGGTGATGCTTCAAGTTTCAAGTTTGATTGGCAGACTATTACTTATGCAATAGTTATCAGACAGAACACATCTACACACGCTACACCAATAGTAAGGCAGATAGATATTAGATACCATACAAAAGACAAAGTAAATAACGTTTATGATATAAATTAAAGATGGAACGAACACAGTATGATTGACAGCACGATTACATAGCGACTCCACAAGAGTTTAATATTTCTGCTAATGAAGCACATTCAACATACGACCAGTTCATACAACTTAGAGATACGTTAATCTTTAGTGGAAAATATTATAACGATAAAGCGTGAGCAAAGCTAATAGTAGGAGATACATGTGAGACTATAGAAGTACAGTATAAAAACTGGATGAAAATGTCTTTTGAACCAGATTATAGGACTAATCCAGAAAGACAGGTTAATCCGTGAGATAACTCCTCCCCTACTGCAGCAATGACATTACAGGAAGAGTGAGGATATGTTACATGGTTATGAAACCCTACATTAAGCACAGAAGACCAAGCAATAGCACAGAGATTCTGAAACGATGCAATTGTAGCATTCAAGATAAACAAGGACTGACATTATGTAATGTTTCATAAGGAAGAGATATTACTTCAACCTACTAATAAGAAAGTGTACTGTTTCCTAGAATACTTCAAGTATAATAAGGATACACCACAGACACCGTATCCACAAAGCTGAATACCTATAGCAGTATTTGATTGGGAATGAGAAGTAAGCAAGACATTCTCAGTGAGTACTTCAGAATGAAGTGGCTCATGTACGGTTAGCTTTAAATTATGAGAGCTGATACAGAAAATGACAGCCTTTGGATATAACGAAAGGAACTTAAACAAGAATGATGTATTAGTACTAAGATGTATAGATAACGAAAGGGATGCAAACCCACAGGAATTAGTATATCAGACTTATTCAAACTTTGTACAGATTAATTATACAGATTTACCTCTTAAATATTAAAATAAATGGCAGAGAAGAAAAACAATGTAGTAAGTCCATTAATGCAGACGTGAGTACAAAAAACATGGCAGAGTACACAAAGTACTCCACAAAGTACCTTACAGTCTACTCCATCAGTAAATCAGAATAAGACTTCTTATACTCCAACTACATTTAAGGCGTGAGACCCTTTATGGAAGACTGCATTAAATGCTGTTGAATCAGTAGTTAAACCATACTGACAGGAAGATATAAAACTTAGTAAAGTTTCTGATATGCTAACGCCAGAGTATAGACCAGAAAATACTTTTGAAGAGACTGCATGAGGATGGAATTATGACTATAACAGAGCTGTTAGTCAAGCTGACAATCAACAATGACATTACAATGCTCTTAACTGAACATGACACGTAGTATGAATCCCAGAAAGAGAAGCTATGACTTTGCCTTCTAATCAGAAAGGTAAGAGACGAGTATGAGTTCCATCAGTTTCTACGTGAGCAACAGCACCAACTGAACAAGTTGTCAGCCAACCAACTGCAGCAACGCCTACAGTTCAAAATACAACGAAACAACCTATTGTTTCTAAACAAAATAATCCTGTTCAGCCAACTCAACAACAACCAACTGAACCTGTAGTGAATCCAGATGAATTCTGATACGGACATTATGCTGACACTATAGAGGAAGCTGAACAGAAAGTACAAGCTAACGAAGAGGCTATTGCTAATATGGAATCAGATTTGAATCAGTCTACTGCATGAAAGTTATACGGTAAGGTTACAGCAGACCAGAATACAGTAATTAAGACATTACAAGATGATAACTCTGTATATCGTTCTATGAATGAGAGTAGAATCGCTACATTTAAAGACTTACAAACTATGGATAACTGAGCTATAGCAGCTGCTATAATTGCTAATGCCATGCCTAGTGATTCACAAGCTATGAGAGATTTAATGCAATACGACCCTGCAAAATATCAAGAGGTACAACAGCAGATTAAACAACTCAAATGACAGATGACTATAAATAGCATTACTAACGGAGACACATATCCAACATTCAATAATGGTAATGCTATTACTAATTCTATTTCAGATTTTGCTGCTACTTATAGTAATTGAACTACAAGCACAGCAGATATACTAAAGAATGTAAACAGTTCTTTAAACTCTAATGAAGCAGCTTCTACAGCTAGTGAAACAATGGCTAGTATAGAATCAGATATGGCTGTATTACAGAACAGACTTAAAAATCTGAAGAAAGAAGCAAGCACAGTATTCAAATGAGACGTTCCACAATACATAGTTAATGCTTATGTGGCTAACAGAACAGCAGAGATACAAGACCAAATGAGCATATTAGAGAATAGATATAATTCAGCACAGTCAAGATACCAACAAGAATGGGAAAGGACTAAACGAGCAGCTGAATTTGACCTAAAGAAACAAGAATTAGCTATGAAGAGAGAAAGCATGGCGTTAGATGATTGGAGTACTAGACAATGAATAGCTTTGAAACGAGCTGCGTTGAATGGAACTACCAACTGAACTACACCATTATCAACATTAACAGTACAAGAATCTATGAATGTACTATCAACTTTCTCTAGTTCTTATGCTAATAACAGTTACTGAGGACAATGTGGTACATTTGTTAAGAGATACCTATCTCAATTAGGAGTAAATCTACCAAATGTATCAAGTTTAGATAGTAAGATGTCTTTAATAGACCCTAAGATTACGGACGCTAGTGACGGAGACGTAATAATCATGACATCTAGTAAATACCCTAACAACTGACACATGGCTATAGTAGAAAGTGTAGATGACGATGGAACATTACACCTATTAGAGTCTAATTGGAATAATGACGAATTGGTACATAGAAGAACAGTATCACCTAATGATAAATCAATCTTAGGATACTATAGACCTACATGATGAAGTTCGTCTGGTAGTGCTTACGAAGGTAAAAACGTATCTAATGGAATCTTTACAAGAAATGATGGATTACAATTAGACGTTGGAAGTTCAGTCTTATTTAATTCTCTTAATGATACAGATAAGAAAACAGTAATCTGATTATTAAATCTACAGACTGACCCTAATTCATTAACTACTAGAATGTGATATGATAAAGGACAAGCACAGAAATTATTAAATGCAGCACAAGATATTAATCCTGCATGGAAACAAGATGACTATAGTAACTGACAGAAAGTAAGACAGCAATGGGAAAAAGGTAAACAATGAGGATGGATTTCTAGGAACTGAACAGCCATGAAGGCAGCTAAGGAATTATACGAAATGGCAGACGAAATAGATAAATTCCCAAGTATGACATTGAACTGACTAAAGAATGCAGCAGCAGAAGAATTCTGAGACCCTAAGATAGTTAAATTTAAGACAACACTTGAATGATTTGTAACTGAAGCTGCAGGTGCTTTGAAATGATGAAACGCAGCAAATGCTACTCAAGATGTTGCAAGAATGGATGAGATATTAAATCAGAAAATGACAAAGAACCAGTTAAAGACTTCTATTAGACAATTAGTGGATTTGCTATACGGTAAGAACGAATCTGAAGCAATGTCTTATGGAGAAGCTACATATCTTAAACCAAACACACCACGAATTAAGGAAGTAGCAGATTGGATGTATAACGACCTATGAATCAGAGGACAGGAAATATATTACAACTATACACCAGATGGATGATGGAATGTGTTTGGTAATTCAACACCTAGTTCAAAACAGAGTCAATATACAGTACAAGATATTTTATCTCTTTAGTTAAGATTAATGACACCAGAAGAACAAAACGCTGTAAACGTAAAACAGCAGACTAACAACTTGCTGCAGAATAGGATGTCAGCTTTCAAACAATGGAAAGAAAAAACTGACATAGAGTACGCTAATCAGCAATCTGCTAAAATGGAACAAGATACAATGGACTTATATCAGAATTCTCTAGCAGCTACAGATAAAGAGATTCAAGCTCAATATAACGTAGCTTCAAGAGGAAACCTACTAGCAGAGATGATTAGTGACGTAGCGAAAGAAAAGGGTTATGACGTTACAGGTAATGCTTCAGATATAATCTGAACTTACCTACAATGATTCCCTAACGATTCACAGGCGTTCTATGAATTTACTCACTGAGACCAAGACCCAGAAGACTTTGCAGTACAGATGGGTTGGATGGAGAAACCTGAAAATGATGCAGGTTTCTTTACTAATATGGTATGATGAGCTTATGACTCAGTAACATGACTTCCCAGAATGATAGGTAAATGAACAGCTAACGCTATTGGATGGGTAGCTAAACAATTCTGAGCAGATGATGCAAAGGTAGATGAATTAGTAAATGGATATAAGAATTACCTAGATTCTGATTGGAGTTCAGAAGCTATTGGTTCAGATAAAGATAGTTGGACTTATAAAGGTACTAAACTAGTCTGAGACCTCGCACAAGTGGCTACTGCTGAATGATTAGCTAAGAATGCAATTAAGGCTACTCCATTATGAAAGGTAGCAATGGACGCTATTAAACAAGCACCTTTAGGATACAGAGCTGCTGCATGAGCTATAGAATGAGCTTGAGATATGGCTTTATATGATATGGTTTCAGAATCAGAATTACCTAGTGCTTGAGACTTAGCATTATGAGCTTGACTATGAGCTATAGCACCTATAGCATGAGCATGATACAAAGCTGTGAAAGCTGCGACTAAAAAGAATGCAGTAAATCTAGCAGAAAAAATCTTACAGAACGCTAATAGAATGACTAAAGGTGAACAGAGTAAATTCTATCAGAGATATAATCAGAGTGTTTGACAATGGTTAAATGATAGATGATTAAGAAACTGAGAAGATATAGTAAATTACTTCACTAATAGTAAAAACAAGGTAGACGAAGCTATGGCTAGTATCAAATGAGAATTTACTGACGATTCACTAACTGAAGTATTAGATGATGTAGTAGATTTCGCAATAGGTACTAAGAGTCCACAGGCTGATAGAATGATAGCTTTAGCAGAGAAAAATAGCAAGTGATGACTTACAATGTCAGAGATTAACGAGGTTAAAAGGTACTTTGAAGCACATAATAAATTCAACTATCTAAGTAAATGAACTGCAGAGCAGGCTGAGAGAGCAACTAATATGGATACAGCTTTAAGAGATTGGCAGAGAAAGGTTGCTGAAGAAAACTGATTCACTAACTTAGGTGAACTTAATAGAGAAACTGCAGCTGCTAAAGAAATACTTAATTGAAGTACTAAACGAGAGGCATGAGTTAAAGGTAATAATCCTATTAGTATAACTGATTGGATAGCTGTAATGTGATGAGGATTGTCTCCAGAAAGCGTAGCTACATTAGCATTAAAGAAATGATGGGATTCTCCTACTGTTAAAAGCAAAATAGTAGATATGCTAAATCGAATCTGATGACATGAGACTATGACTGAAAAACTTGCAGATTTAGAGAAGATTATGGCTATTAATAAGATTAAAGACCAGAAAGCATTAGAGAAATATGTAGACGACCTATACAAAGAATTATGAGTATGAGATACTACACCTAGACTACCAGAAACTACACAATGATGAGTAGCTGCATGAGAAAAATGATTCGTTACTACAAACCCAACTTCACCTACATATCAAGAGATGTGATTGTGAAATATAAAAGAGATAAATTCTCTTGACAAAGGTGGGGAAGGTGTGTATAATACAAGCAATAATTTATCTACTAACCAATTTGTAAATGACACCAGAGCAAATTGAATCAGCAAAGAGCAAGTACTCTGAGCAGGAAATCAAGGATATGCAGGAACTAGCTCAAAGGAGATGAGTAACCTTTGAACAAATCCTTGAGGAGTTTGAACGAGCCAGTGACCAATAAGACAAGTACAGAGTTCTCAAGAAATGAGAGACTTAACAGAGAAAATCAAAAGTACTAATCCTAGAGCTGCATTCGTAGATACTCATCCTATTGAGGAATACGATACTTACATGAACTTTGCTAATCAAGATAAGGCTGTATGAGCTTTAACTCCAGACCAAGACATAGTAAACTTTGCGTCTGTATGAGGATGAGCTTGAAAACCTGTAATGTTCGAGATGATAAGTAAATGATGAATAAAGATGGATAACTATTGAGAATGATTAGTAAGAGAATATGAAAAATACTGATTCGAACCTGTAGCAAAGACTAAATGGGACGACCAATTCGCACCTGCTAATTGGAATTATGCAGAGCATTGAAGACCAGATATATACTTCATGAAGCATAATTGAGACCCTATAGAAGTAGTAAAAGAGAAATTCTGAACGTATCCACACAAATCATTAAAGGAACTTGATGAGTTGCCAGTAAAAGATTATATGGACGCATATAACTACAGAGACGAAATGATTACAGCAGACCCTAGATTAAAAGATAAAATCTGGAAGAAGTAATTTATATATAACCTACCACAACCATGATAGCAGCAATCGTATTAACTATTATCGCTTTAGTAATAATGGAAATATTCAGCTACGATTGAACGTCTGTAGCTAGTGCTAAGAAGAAAGAGCCTAAAGAGAAAAAACAATCCAAAATTAATTGGAGAGTTGTTAGGTATATACTATTCATAATATGAATTGCTTTATTAGCGAGTTTAACTAAATAGCGTGGAATTAGATATATAAAGAAGGAGGGACAAAATCCCTCTTTTTTTTAAAAATTTTAAGATAACACCATTTTACATTATAATACAATCAGATTTATTATTAACTTATTGGTATGGAAGTAAAGAGTGTATATATGGACTTACAGGAGTGAGTTAAGAAAGGGAATGTGTGGAAACTTGAATCAGAGGCATTCAAAAAACCAATAGAGATAAAAATCTGATATGAGAATAAGGAATTAGCACAGTTTAATGGAGAAATAGAAAGACTAGATAAGTCTATCAAACTATTAGGTGAAAGTTTAGACCATGAGATAAACTCATGAGTATATAAAGCTAAACAGATATGAGACCTATGAGATAACATTAAATTACAAGAATGAGCTATATCTAAATTGAATGAAAAAATAGAGAATCAGAATAAAGAAATCAGTTCACTCTATAAAGTAATAGCTGATTTAAAAACAACAGTAGAAACGTTGAGTGGAACAATTCTCCACCTTCAAGAACAAACATTGCTAATTCAAAAAAAGATAGCGAAACAACCTATGGTTTTCCACGATAAATGATTCATTTCTTGAAGAGAAAGTAGTGGAATAGGAATGATAGACATATCTGATGGGGATTATTTATTAATAATGAATACTAAGGTTGGGGAACATAACGAGTACGTGACAAATAGGGACGAACTGATTATGGAGAAAATACATGTAGAAGGACAGCATTATGTTCCATTCTATAAACTGGAGTGAGGTACAGAGTTAGATACTCCTACAGCTACTATATATTATGATTTAGTCTTTATACCAATGTAGAATGTATGTATATGTCAGTGATAAGTGAAATATAATAATGAAAAGTAATATAAGGCTGACAGGACTATGGAATCAATATAGAGAATTCAATACAGCTTATACAATGGAAGATAATCTAATCTTTGAAGAGAATCAGATTAAAAAGTATGAGAACTCTAAACAATACATAGAAGATACAAACAGATACAAACTAAACAAAGAGTTAGAAGAGACAAAGAGAAAAAACTGAGAACTAACTCAGATAGCGAATATGAAAGTACAGAAGGAGATGGAATTGGATGTTAAGTGAGAACAGGCAGACGAATATCACAGAAAACTTTATTTATTAAGGAATATGAGATGATTGCAACAATCGTAATGACATGAGAATGGCAAGAGTTACCAATAGATATTGGTACTGAAGTATCAAAGCTACAAGACAGATTTACGCCTAATGATAAGATAACTGATAGTTACTGAGCATTATACGATAGTCTATGTATTACAGCATGAGAGGATAACGCATGAACTGTATTAATATCAGACTATACAGAATCTAATCAAACTAATGATGGTAATATTGCTGACTTCATAGAACTTAATCCTAAGTGAAGATTAGAGCTGCCACGAAACAGACAGTTACAAGCTCTAAACAGACCAATGGTTATGTGACAGGCTTGAGATATATTAAAGGTGGTAGCTAGATAATTTATATATTAATCAGACTTATAAATGTGAGTTTCAATATATGAATGAGAGAAAACAGTTACAGGGTGAGCATGAATAGAAGTTACTGCTAATAAAGTAATTAACCTTTTGTTAAGAGAAGAAAATAATCTGATTAAGATAGATGGTAACAATGAAGTATATACAGACCTACAGCTAGAAGATGGACTTGCTACAACTGATACATTACCAGTAGGAGTCACTACTTGAAGAGTACTAGAAGCAGACGGATGGATTAAATCATGAACTATGCTCTGCTTTAAAACTACTTCTTGAGACTATGTAACATGGATATATGGTGACGATGGTAAACTCTATATAGATAACTGAACAGGGACATTCAAACAGATTTATCTAAAAGCTGAGGTAGACGCATTATTTACTCAACTAAGAAGTGAAATTAGTGCTGTAGGATTCAGTGGAGAATATTCAGATTTGTTACATAAACCTACTTTATGAACAGCAGCAGCATTAGATATAGGTTCTGAACCTTGAAACATACCTGTAATTAAAGGGAACTGAAGACTAGACCCTGCAATAGTTCCTAATGTAACTTCACATACATTTGTAGTAGATGACGTAGAAGACTTAGTAACTCTAAGTCAAGCTGCACAATGAGATATGGCAATAGTAACTAATGCTTCAGCTACTTATATACTTAGTGCTGACCCATATTCAGTTGCAGCCAATTGGATTCTATTACCTACTCCTACAAGTGATGTAACAAGTGTAAACTGACAGAGGTGAGATGTATCACTTACAACTAATGATGTACCAGAATATAATAACAAGTTATATGTATCTTCTTTAGAGAAAGGTACATGGAATGCAAAACTATGAGCTAATGATGTGGCTACTGTAGCAATATCTGGAAGTTATAATGACCTAAACAATAAACCAGATATAACAGAGAACATCTATGTAACTCAGACAGGTTATAATAACTTGCCTAGTTCGAAAGAATCAGACTGAAATAGCTATTTTATATATGAGTAATTTAGAACATGACAAAGATAGTAGAATGACAATTACCATATTCTGAATGAACGGCGATAGATATATCAGCTAATAAAGTAATCAGCCTTTTATTAAGGTCTGCTAATAATCTATTGCACGTGAACTGAGATAATGAGCTGTATTGTGATTTACAGTTAGTTACATGAATAGCACCGACTGATGACTTTCCAGTATGAGTTACAGTATGAAAGGTGTTGGCTTCTGATGGACGACCTCAGAATTGACTAATAATAAATTACAAAACAACAAGCTGAGATTATGGTAGATGGATTTATTGAGCAGATGGGAAAATATATTTTGACTGATGAACGTGAACATGGAATCAAGTATATTTTGCTAATGAAGTAGACCAATTATTTACAGACTTAGAGAATTCTTTAGCGACAGTAGCGTTCTCATGAGATTATAACGACCTAATCAATAGACCATCAGTAATCCAATTACAAGCTGATTGGAATCAAACAGATACTACTTCACCAGATTACATAAAAAATAAACCTACAGCATTAAGTGATTTCACTAATGACTTAACATTAGCTGACTTCCCAGATGATTTGAGGTATGATGATTATGTAGTGACTAGTAGTGAATATGAAGACTTACCAGATACAAAATTAACAGATGGTAAGATTTATATGCTTTATTCTTAATTTTATAACTTATCCATTAAAAGATGGCATGAACTAAGACAATTAATAAACTTATGCTGAATGGTGAGGCTTATAATACAGCCTATAACTCTACAGTTACTATACAGAAGAACTGAACAACTGTAGATTCGTTCACATTAAATCAGAGTGCTGATAAAACTGTAAATATAGCAGTGCCTACTAACTCTGATTATGTAGACCTTAATACAAACCAGACTGTAGCATGAACTAAAACATTCTCTACAAGTCCTGTAGTACCTGCTAAATCTAGTGCTGCAAGTGCTGCTAATACAACAGCTATTGCAACTGAGGCACAAGTTGCTTTGAAACAAAACACATTAACAGCAGGAACTAATATCCAAATCAATGGAGATACAATCAGTGCTACAGATACTACTTATTCAGAAGTAACTAAATCTGACTTAGATACAGGTACTTCTACAACTGCATGAGTAATCGATGCTAAATCAATCGCTGATTATGTTAAAGGTAAAGTAAGTAACGCATATATCTATAGAGGAAGTGTTGCTACTTATGCTGACTTACCAAGTACATGATTAACAGCTTGAGACGTTTATAACGTAGAAGCTGCACATACATCTGCACCTAAATTCCCTGCAGGTTCTAACTTAGCTTGGGACGGTACAGCTTGGGACGTACTAGGATGAATCTTTGACGTAAGTAACTTTGTAGACTTAACTAGTAATCAAACTATTGGATGAACTAAGACATTCTCTACTTCTCCTGTAGTTCCTGCTAAAACAACAGCTGCTACAAATACAGGAACAGCAATCGCTACAGAAGCACAGGTATATAAGAAACAAGATTCTCTTACATTGCCTTCTACTCCTACAGCATGACATATTGTAACTTGGTGAGCTAATAACAAGACATTCGCAGACTGAGGTGCTATTCCAACTAGTTCAGATTATGTAGACTTAACTAGTAATCAGAGTGTTGGTGGAGTTAAGACATTTACATCTGAGCCAGTATTACCTAGCAAAACTACAGCAGCCACTAATACAGGAACTAAACCTGCTACAGAAGCACAAGTATATGCAGTAGCACAAGCTATTCCTACAGTATGAAATGCTACATTAACATTAACTCAATGAGGTACTTCAAAAGGAACATTTACAGCTAACTCAACAACTGCTACAACAGTAGATTTCAATACGAGCTTTGTAAAGACACAGACAGAGTATGATAACTTACCAAGCTCTAAGACAACAGATTGAAACTTTTACTTTATATATAGCTAAAAATGGCGAATTTAAAGAAAATATATCATAACTGAACAGCGTATAATATACCAGTTACCAGTGTTAATAACAGCACTGGTGATGTTACTGTACAGGAAACGTTAGTATCATGAACTAACATCAAAACTAT